TGAATAAGCAAATGGCTAAAGATATTAAAACAGCAATGCTTACTGTCCGAGATACAGCACGTGGTTATTTACCACGCCAAAATGAAGTATTAAGCGGCTGGGGTAAGGGCACTGCCTCAGCTGAAACAATTAAATTTAGAGCATTCCCAGCATACGATTATTCTTTAGCAAGATCTTTAATTAAATACAATGCTGGCACAAATAGGCGCAATCGCAGTGGTTTTGCTGCTGCATTTTATGTAGCCAATATATCTGCACCTGGCGCAATCTTTGAAACTGCTGGCCGTAAAAACCGCAGAGGCTCATCTGACTCTGAAAGTCTTAACCCTAATGCTGGCATCCAGTTTATAGAATCTGCTGAATCAATTAGCCAGATGAAAGGCGAAGGCAAACAGCGAGGTCGGTTAATTTACAGAGCGTGGTTTGAGAAATCTAACAAGGTTATCCCTGCCGTGGTCTCTGCTATAAATACAGTCGCAACAGACTTTAATAAAAAAACACAATTAGGTAAGGCAGCATAGTGGCTAATTTAATTGTCAGCGCAGTCAGCACCTTTGATAATAAGGGATTAAAAAAAGGCCAAAAAGAAGTATCAGCATTTGAAAAACAGGTTAAGAATTTTGGTAAAGTATTTGTTGGCGTATTTAGCGCCACCGCATTACTTAACTACAGCAAGAAGGCTGTGCAAGCGTTTGCAGAAGATGAGAAGGCTGCCAAGGCTTTAGAAATACAATTACGTAATACAGGGTTTGCATTTGCAGCACCTGCCGTAGAAGATTACATAGGCAATTTACAGCGCACCACAGGCGTACTAGATGACCAATTACGCCCAGCATTCCAGCAATTATTGACAGTCACTGGCTCAATAACTAAAAGCCAAGAAGCATTAAATACAGCTCTCAATATTAGCGCCGCTACAGGTAAATCTTTAACCGAAGTTAGCGCTGCCTTAACACGTGGCTTCTCAGGCAATACCACAGGTTTAAGTAGATTAGGCGCAGGCATTAGTAAAACAACTTTAAAAGCTGGCAAGATGGAAGACATACTTGCAGAGTTAAATGCAAAATTTGCAGGACAAGCCTCAGCCCGATTAGATACCTATGCTGGCAAAATGGATTTATTGCGTGTGGCAGCAGCAGACGCAAGTGAAACTATTGGAAAAAGTTTAATCGATGCAATAAGCAAGTTAGGCAAAGATACAAGCATAGAAAGCCTAACCGAGGACATAGATGCGCTAGCCACAAGTATTGCAAGCGTTGTGAGTGGTGTTGGCGCTTTAATTAGCGTATTAAGCGATCTACGCAACGCACCTGGGATCAAGCAAATAATAGATGTTTTAAGATTTGGCAATTTATTTGATATGTTAAAAAAGTTGGACGAATTGACTCAACCTGCACCTACATCTAACTTTACTTATTCACTAGGTTCTAGCGCTACTAGAGATATAGAGCGTGCTAAAGAAGTATTAAGGTTGAAAGCATCTAACAAATTACGCCAAGACGAAATTAACAAAATGAAGGCTAAGACCGAGGTAGATAAACTAGAAGAAAAATTTAATGTTGAGCGCATAGGTTTAATGAAGGCGTTGGCTGAGGCTACCGATGCTGAGACTAAATTGCGCATTAAGGCTAAATTAGCAATACTTGATAATAATGAGGCTTTGGCTAGAAAATATCTCGCAGAGTTAAATGCTAAGACAGCTGCCGATTTATTGGCCGATAGTGCTAACAATGCTGCTAATGCCCTTAATACTTTACCTAATAAATACGATCAAATTTTTACAAACCTTACAAATTACTTTAAAACTATGGGAATTGAAGCAGGCGCAGCAGCAGGCTTGGCTGCGTCATCTGCAAGATTACAGGCACAAGCCGATGCGTTTTTAGCACAGATGAGCCAATATGCCGTGCCAGGTGGAATGCCATCTTCTCAAACGACTACAAATCAAGGCACCACTAACATAGATGTAACAGTCAACACAGGTGCAGTATTAAGCAGTAACCAAGACTTAGAACGTTATATCCAAGATGCTTTAGGTAACATTACTAAACTTGGTAATGGAGCATTGATACCTGCTGGATCGATAGCCTTCGCATGACAGTACCAGTAATAAACGCCACAATAAATTTTTCAACTGGGCCAAGCACTGCTCCAGCTATGCAGCTAGATATTGGCGTATTAGGTACAAACGTATTAGCAGATGCAGTAGGAGTTATTGTTGATGTGTCAGATCGTATAAACTTTATTCAGACAGCTGTGGGCCGTAATGCTTTATTTGACCAATTCCAGACAGGCCAATTAACACTACGCATAGTAGATCAAAATGGTGACTTTAACCCGACTAATCCGCTAGGGCCTTATTATGGACTGCTAACACCTATGAAAAAGGTCAGCATATCTGCTACCTATAACAGCATTACCTATCCTTTATTCTCAGGCTTTATTACAAGTTATGTAAACACTCAACCTAAAGATGCTACAGAGGTCGCCTATACAACCATACAAGCTGTAGATGCTATGCGCCTGGCTTACAACGCCCAAATATCAACAGTCACAGGTGCTACAACTGGCGACCTATCAGGCACACGTATTAATGAAATATTAGATGAGATCGACTGGCCAGCATCACAGCGCCAAATAGATGTAGGGCAAACTACATTACAAAATGATCCAGGCACCCCACGCACTGCTTTAGGTGCTATGCAGACTGTTGCCCTGTCAGAGTATGGCGCAATATATGTGGGCTTTGATGGATCCTTTGTATTTAAGGACAGGCTTACAGCTACACAGACCATAGGCAATACAGCCACAGTCTTTGCAGATGACGGCACAGGTATCCCATACGCTAATGCAGCCTGGAAACTAGATGACACCCTTATATTCAACTCTGCCCAGATAAGCAGGCTGTCGGGCACTGTGCAATCTGCTAGCAATCAGGCGAGTATTGACAAGTATTTTATTCATTCATATAACCAACAAGACCTGCTAATGCAGACTGATGCCGTAGCCCTAGATTATGCCAGGGCTTATGTGGCTAGCAGGGCTGAGACAACCATTCGATGCGATGCTATCGAGCTAGACCTATACACCCCTAACTACGATGCAGGTGTAGTAGCAGCCTTGAACCTAGATTTCTTTGATCCGATCACAGTAATTACTACCCAGCCTGGTGGATCTAAGCTGGAGAAAACACTGCAAATCTTTGGCGTATCAAACATCATCACACCTAACAGCTTTAAAGTGGTGTTTACAACGCTAGAACCTGTCATAGATGGGTTTATAATAGGCAACGTAGATTACGGAGTCTTAGATCAAAACGTATTATCTTATTAAGGAGATATAATGCCAACCTGGCCAGGCAATACAGGTGACGTGGTCACCAGCACAATGTGGAATGGATTACCAGCATTCACAGTACAGACTGCTAAGACAGCAGATTATACAGTAGGTAGCGGTGATGAGTACCAGCAGTTAATCCCGATGAATAAATCATCAGCTGCTAACTTTAACATTCCAACCGATGCTACTTATAATTTCCCAATAGGCACAGTGATTACAGTGTTAAATATTGCATCAAACGCAGTAACAATTAAGGCAGTTACATCTGGCACTACAACAGTATTAAGCGCTGGATCGGTTGCAGCACAACCAACTCTTGCACAATACAAATCTGCTGCTTGTATTAAAACTAGCGCTAATGGGTGGTATGTGGTGGGAGCAATTTCTTAAATGTTAAACGTTATCACTTCGCAACTATCACCTTCGGGAGCTCCACCAGCTAAGGCCACTGGCGGCACTATCGTTTATTCTGCGCCTTATTATTATCACACTTTTACAGGCAATGGAACATTCGCACCTACCTCATCTTTTAACGCTGATATTTTAGTTATCGCTGGTGGCGGAAGTGGTGGTTCAGGTTCTGGTGGTGGTGGTGGTGCAGGTGGTTTATTAGAACATACTGCACAATCTTTAACTGTTCAAAATTATACTGTTACTGTTGGTGGAGGCGGTGCTGGTGCAGCAACTTCAGTCGGTTCAGCCCCAAGTGGTAATACTGGTAGTAATTCTCAATTTGGTTCATTAACTGCTTCTGTAGGAGGTGGTTTAGGACAAAACTATCTCCAAAATGACGGAGTGGGTGGTAATGGTGGTTCTGGTGGTGGTGCTCATGGTAAAGGTAGCGGAGTTACAAGAGCAGGCGGAACGGCAACTTCTGGTCAAGGAAATAATGGTGGTTCAGGTATAAGTGATGAAGCAAGTTATAGAACACAAGGTGGTGGAGGCGGTGCTGGTGCTGTTGGTGGTAATGGTACTGCTTCTGCACCTGGAACGGCTGGCTCGGGTGGTAATGGTTCATCCGCATATTCATCTTGGGGTTTGGCAACAAGTACAGGACAAAATAGCGGTGGTACTTATTATTATGCTGGCGGCGGTGGTGGTGGTCAAAATTTTGGTAACACTGGTAATGCAGGTGCGGCTGGATTAGGCGGAGGTAGTGCTGGTAGCACTTCTGGAGCAACTTCAAATGCAACAGCAAATACTGGCGGCGGTTCAGGTGGCGGTTCATTTGATCCATCAATATCTACAAATTATGGATCAGGTAATGGTGGTAGTGGTTTAGTAATTGTGAGGTATGCGGCGTGAGTCATTGGGCAGAAATAGATAACAATAATAAAGTTATTAGGGTTTTAGTCGGTGATAATAATGACCCTGCAGGCGATGAAGGTTATCAATGGTTGATAGATAATCTTAGTGGAACTTGGATTAAAACATCTTACAACTCTAAAATTAGAGGCATATTTGCAGGCATTGGATATACCTATAATTTTGATGAGGATATATTTATTACACCACAACCATATCCATCTTGGATTAGGTCGGGTTCATTTTGGAATGCACCAACACCAAGACCAGAAGGATTAAATTGGGCTTGGGATGAAGACACATTAAATTGGATTGAAATTGAAGCCTAAACTATGTGCAGCTGGTGTGCAGTTAAGAGATCAAGTTGATACGTGGTTTCCAGATAGGCGTACTGCCAGTGATGGGTGGGTGGGCGATAGCCGTCACGCCGCCAGAAAATCGGATCATTCTCCAGACGAAAATGGATGGGTCAGAGCAGTTGATATTGATTCTCGCTTGGGTTCACCCGAAGGGATCAGTGCTTATGTGGCTGACCAAATCAGAGTCGCTGGCAAAACCGATAAGCGTTTATCTTACGTCATCCATAACGGACACATCGCTAGCAAGATATTAAATTGGAAGTGGCGCAAGTATCGTGGCGTAAATCCACACAAGCGACACATACATATTAGCTTTACAAAGTTAGGCGACAAAGACGGCAAGCCGTTTGATATACCACTACTAGGGGGCAAGATATGAAGATAAGCAAAAAACAGAAGGCGATATTAAAATCATACGCACGTGGCGTATTGGTATCATTCTTAACATTCTTAGCAAGTAATGAATTAGGTTTAGACCCAGCGCTGTCTGTAGTAATTGCAGCACTCGCAGGGCCAGCAGCTAGGGCTTTAGATAAATCCGATATTGCCTATGGCATCGGTGCTAATGAAAAATGAGTCCTACAGAATGGGCTGGCTTTGGCGCTGGCGTTATGGCCGTGCTATCAGGCGG